AAGTCGAGCCGGATGTAGGTGTGTGTGCAGTCGGTCATTCCACCATCCATCCTTCGGCGGTCAGTTCGTCGGCGTGGACGTATAGCCCGTAAACGGCATCGACGAGGTGGACGTAGTGAGCGACGAGAGTCCCGTCGTCGAAAAGACCGAAGAACTCCTCGCCATCCGGTCCTTTGTGGTCGGCGACCCAGAGGCGACGGATCGTCGTACCGTCCGGGCTCCTCAGTCCTAGAAAGTCCCAAACCATCATTCTCCCTTCACTCGTAGGACACGGTATCCCTTGCGCGTCTTCGTGAACTGCGCGGCGAGTTCCGGATGCGCCTCTTGGAAAGCCTTGGCGTCGAACGTCTCGGAGTCCTTCGTGGCGCGGTAGGTAAAGAGCGTCGTGTCGCCGTGAGTCATCGACTCGGCCTCACCGATGGCGACCTCCAGACGCGCTCGCAGTTCCTTCACTGTCGACTCCGCCTGCTTCGCAGTGTCGACGGCCTTGACGTATGCCTCGAAGGTCTCGACGAGAAAGTCGTCGGCCTCGACGGTGACGCCTTCCTGATGCCTCGGATACATCTTCGCAATCGTCTCGTGAGTCGAGTCGAGTCCGTCGGTGTCTGGCTCCGTCCCTGAGACGACGAGCGACCAGAACTCAGAGACGCGCCGGGTGCATTCGTACATCTCCTGCGCGCCATAGAGCCGGCCACGGACGACGAGTCCCTCTCCAGCGATCAGAGCCGCGAAGACAACCGAGTCGTGTCCGATGACGGTCGCGTAGTGGAGCCCTTGTAGTTCGTAGTTGCGAGGGATGAAGTCGTCCCTCCACGCCGCGAAGTTGCTCCGGCCCACGATGCCATTCGTCTTAATCTCCAGTATTGACGAGATGCCGAACGGCTCCTCCGTCTCGGTGTAGAGGTTGACGCGGCCCTCCTCAAAGCCGTGAGGGTTGGCGTCCGAGATGTCAACGATGAAGAAGTCGACGTTGGCGAGCATCATCGGATGGCTCTTGGAGCGGAGCATCACCGGCCACTTCACGACGACCGCGTCGTACTCCTTTGCGAACTTGGCCGCCACCGCGTCTTCGAGAAAGTGTCCCCACTCCATCGCGTCGTTCGTCCGGTCCTCCCGGGCAACGCGTCCAGACTTCTCCGCCCAGAGTGAGTAGCGCGAGGTCCAAGGAGACTCGTTGTAGATGCTCGCGAGGTCGCTCCCTCCGATGCCAGTGGAGCGGAGTTCGAGCCACTCCTCGTTAGTCATTTGGTCAGTCCTTGCAATCACTTCGTACTTCATCGGGTCTCCCTCGTTGTAAAGATGCCGGACAGTTCCGGCTCTTGGTCCATCAGTAGGCGCGCGTAGTAGGCGCGGTAGTCGTTATTTAACTTGAAGCCAGTGACATCAGTCGTCCGTTCGTACCACTGCCAGCGCATCTGCTCAAAGAGCATCGCGATCCCGATGCGGTTGTGACCGCGTCGACGGAGCAGTAGAGCGAGGCGTCGTAGTTCCTCGTAGACGCGCGGGTTGGCGTCGTGGAACGCGCGGAAGCGTTCCGGAAGCGTCGAGCCAGCGGGGACCGCCGGTTCGATGAACTCCCATCCAGCGAGGTCGAGCAGACTCATCACTCACCGTCCCAGTCTGGATAGAGCAGTTCTCCGAAGACAACCTGCTGGAGTAGACGGTCGGCCTCGCGGTCAGTCCAGAGACCGACCTCCAGCGCGTCGAGTCGGTCAGGCCAGTCGCGGACGAGGTCAGCGAGCGCCGACGCCAGTGTCTCGACAGTGATGCCTTTAATTTTGACGACCTCGCCGGTCGGCTTCTCTCCCCATACGGTCGCTGAGTGACCGGGACCGGACCAGAGGACCGGCCTCACGTTGATCCGCTTCCAGTGGATGTAGGTCTCGAAGTCTTCGAGGAACACTGCGTTCCATAGTTCGGCCGCGCCGACCTTTAGGACGACGTCGACAGTGATTTGACTCACGTCGACGTCGTCCTCCACCTCCTCTAACTCCAGACGACGGAGAGTCTCCGAGGCGTCAACAAGTTGACTGAGTGCGCGGTCGATACGACCAGACTCAATCAGAGTCAGCGAGGGACGTGTGTTCAGTTCTTCGAGAACCTGATGGTATGAGGCGCTCGCTTCGTGATAGGCGTCGACGGCGGCCAGTAGTTCTGCTTTCGTCGCCATTACGCCTCCTCCGTCACATAGGACTTTGCCTCGGCAAGCGTGTCGAAGTCGCAGACTGGTTCAGGTCCGCATCCGGACGAGTAGTCGGAGACGACGTAGTAGAACCGGCCGCCGACTTCCCAGCGTTCCCGGTGGATACCAAGACCGCTGTAGTTGCTCGGATACCACGCCAGTCGGTTCTCGGCGTTCGTGGTCTTGGTGAAAGTTACTGCGTTCATCGGTACTTCCTCCTCGCCGAGTTACTGCGCTTCGCTCGACTCCTTCACAATACAGAGTGACCGCGACGCGGTCAACCTTTTCTAGTTCTTTATTTTTGCGGAGTCTCTCGTGAGGATTTTGAGGAGGTCGTCCCAGTCAGAGGGACGCCAGACATACACCTCGGCCGGCAGTAGTCGCATTTCGTCGAGGACTACGATCTGCGCTGGTGACAGTCGGCCCTTCTCTCGTTTGAGTTCCGCGAAGATGAGTCGGCTCCCTCTCCAGAGTGTGAGGTCGGGATACCCGGCGAGGGTCGCGCGTCGGGAGTCGGGGATGGCGTAGACCTTCCAGTGATTGATACGGGCCGCGTGTACGACCCGTTCTTGGAACTCCCGCTCCGACTCCAGAGACCGGAGGTCCTGAGCGGTGAGGAGACTAGGAGAAGTCTTCTTCGGCATTTTGGAGGATCGGGTCGGTGCCGTAGAGCCACGCCTCACGAGCGCGCTCGGCGGCTCGCATCTCGGCTGGCCCGTCCCACGCGTGGACAACGTACCCATGTTCGAGAGCCCACTGAGGGTTCTCCGTGATCCAGCGGTGGCAACCACGACAGAGAGCGAGACAGTTGTCGTCGTCGAGGATGGAGCCTCCCCGGGCGCGAGTCTTAATCTCGTGGACGTCGGTCGCGTGATACGAGCAGAACGGCTCGATGGTCGCTTGGCATCGTGGCGAGCGGTCGAGGACTCGGAGCCGTAGAGACGCGCGGTCGTTTTTCATCCCGGCGCGCTTTTTCGAGACGGGGTTGATGCGGCTCCGCTTCATGGCAGGTCCGGTACTTCGACGGCCGGCCACTTGTTCCGCTTCTCGAAGGTCTCGACGCTCCGCTCGACGCAGGTGCCGCAGAGGTGCGGGTGCGCGTTCCAGTACGACTCGTAGCGCCGCATCGACCAGACTCCACAACCCTCGCAGAAGCCCGGGAGGAGAGTCCGTACCTCGTCGTAGTGTTCCTCGATGGCGAAGCGGACACTCTCCGGAGGGATAGGCGAGACGTTGAGTTCATTGTCACTGCGCTTCCAAAAGACCGAGCAGTCGAACTCTTGGAGTGAGATCAGGACTCGGACGAGGGAGCAGAGGGGAGCGTCGGGAGAGTCTTGCTGACGGATGCCGAGGGAGTCCACGGAGACATCGTATGTCACTTGGCGGATGTCTGCCGGAGTGTCTGCCGGATGTTCTGGAGAGCGACGACGCGAGCATTTTCTGAACTGTCGTCGGTCGTTTGTTTAATATCAGGGTTCTTTATAGTTAGGGGGTCGTGGCTGTCCGCCCATTGTGTCGCAGATGTCCGCCCAAACGGACCAGATGTCCGCCCATCTTTCTCTTTGACCGGACGAGGTGTCCGCCCATAACCATCAGGAGGACCCGGGAAGTAGTAGACGGTACACCTCCCTCGACCGGCTGGACGCTCCACTCGGATCACTCCCAAATCGACCAGTTCGCGCAGACACCTCCGGACGTGACGAACGGACAGTCCCGTCTTCTCGGAGAGAAACTCCTGCGACGGCCGCGCCTCATGGCCGTCGTCGTGCGCGTGGTCAGCAAGCGCGACCGCGACGTATTTAGTCGTCGGAGCGAGGTCGAGGCTCCAGACGTAGTTCTGAACGTAGATTGACATAGGTCTCCATCGGCGAGTCGCGTTGTCGTAGGTTGGCGCGCTCCAGAGTCATCCCAAGCGCCTCCCGGATAAGTCGGCGCTCCTTCGCGGTCGTACCGGCCCAGTAGCCGTAGTCCTCGTATTGGAGCGCGTATGTGTAGCATTCGAGGCCGACTGGACACCGCGAGCATAGTTCTATCGCTCGCGGTGGCAGAGGCGTCCGTCCGTCCTCGTGAGCGAAGTAGGTGTCCTTCGGCTCATCACGACAAGCGGCGCTCTTTGTCCAGTCGTCCGTCTTCATCGAACCTTGCGACGAGCCGCTCGGTTAGGAGCCACCGGACGCTTCTGAGTGAGGTCCACGATCATCGCATACGCCTCAAAGAGAGCGAGTTGGAGCAGTTGCGGCTTCGTGAGGTCGCCGACCTGACAGTCGCCCTTTCCTCCGAAGATACGCTCCGCCTCGTCTGCGGTGATGACCGTCTCCTTGCCGACCTTCTCGACCATCTCGTCGAGGAGCGCGAGGGTAATGACTCCGTATGTAGAGGCGGCCATTAGAACGGCTCCTCGTGAGGGTGGTAGTCAGCGTTCGCTCCCTGACGGCCCGGGATGGAGTGCGCCGTCCGCTGGACAGTCGCGACGGCGAAGCGGAGGTCGGGTCCGATGGACTCCACCTTCAGTTCGATGACTGATCGCTTCTCTCCTTCGGGAGTCTCCCACGACCGTTGCTCAAAGTTGCCAGCGACGACGACGCGGTCGCCCTTGCGGAGCGAGTCCGCGATGTTCTTGGCGATGTCTCCAATGGCGTCGCAGTCGAAATATGACGTCTTCTCCTTTGGGTTGCCCTGACGGTCCGTCCACTTCTCGTTCACGGCGACGCTGAACCGGACGGTCGCGCTCCCGTTCTGGAGGAACTTGAGTTCCGGGTCCCTCGTGAGGTTGCCGGTGATGTTCGTACTACTTTTCATTTTTGCTCCTAGTCAACTCGTTAAGTATTGCTTGTCTTGTAAATGCTGATTGTGATAGTCCGCGAGCGCGGGATACGTCTCGCAGTTCGGCCGCGATCTCTGCCGGAAGAATGACCTCCACGATTACGGCGTCCACTACCGGACTCCCTCAAACCCGAGGAGGCTCTTGACGTCGTCGATTTGCGCGTCAGTCAGTTCCGCCAGCGAGCCGAGGTTCTCGATGCCAGTCGCGCGGACGACGATGGCCTTCCGCTCCGCAGAGTCCGAGGAGAAGTCGTTGAGGAGTCGTTTGAGGTCCGTCAGAGCCGGACGCTCCGTCGACTCGCGCTCGGCGACCACCGCTTGCTTGATGGCCTGAACCACCTTCGCCCCGTCAGTCTGCCGATTGCGCACCTCCTCGGTCGATGCGATGCCCTTGCGTGTGTCGACCGCGAGCGCGGCCACCATCGCTCGACCCCATGCGGCCGTCTCTGCGTTCTGTACCTCACTGTCCCGAGTGAACTGAGTCGGACCCGGTACGGGCTCCCACGCCGTACCGATGCCGGGACGCTCGTCGTCCGGAGCGCGGTACGCGGCCGCCGTGTAGACGACCCACGACTTGCCACCGAACTCGATGAACTTGAGGTCTAGTTGCTGGAGTGATCCGGTCGGGTACTTCTCTCGGAACTCGACGATGCGAGTCGCGACGTCGATGTAGTCCAGTGGACCCTTGTAGTTGTTTGCCATTTTCATCTCTCCCTTAGTTAATTCCTAGTGCCTTGCACCATTTCTCCACGACAGTCCTCCCGACTGGCGTTCCCGTCGCTGAGATTTTCTCCGCGATCTTCCTATACGACTCGCCGTTCGCGCGGCTCATACGCAGAACTCGACGCAGGGACCTCCCCATTTCGATGTTCTTTAGTTCGTACAGGTGAGTATTCATCGACTCATCCTCTCCGCCACGGCGACCAGCGCCGGGACAGTCTCCTCGACTCCGCTGAAAGTCTCCGACCAGATGCTCAGGTCTTTCAGCGCGTCCTCCTCAAACTCGTAGACGTCGGACCAGTCTGCGACGAGACCTCCATCACGGACCGCGGCGACGCCGAAGGCGTAGTCATCGGTGGCAGTACGACGAGCGAGGACGGCCGAGACGTGACTCTCACCGATGCGAGCCCGATACACCTTGACAGTCCGACCGGCCTCGCTCGTTATGTCCTTGACGACGTAGATCACCGCCACGGTTCAACTCCCCGAACGGATGCCTCGAAGTCTTTGACGGCCTTCTGGACATCGTCGCCGATGGCCCGCATCTCGCGAGCGATACTTGCGATACGGTCGACGTTCTCCTCCTCCGCCGCTATTTCCAGAAACCGACCCAGCGAGTCGAGTTCCTTCATCGCGTAGATCACCACGCGCTCTAGTTCTTCATTCATTTCGTGTCTCCCTTTGTGGTTGGTATTGCCTCGACGTCGTAGGCCGACGTCAGTCCTTCCGCGTGGCAGATGTCACAACGGACACCTTGAGACGCGGCGCGGCCGGTCACGACTCGGAGCGTCCATCCGTTCGCTCTCCACCACTTGAGACCCTCGCGGACCCGAGTCTTGGACTCGGATGCGGCATCGGTGTCGAGTAGGTCGAGAGTCGTGAGGTCCTCGCTCGTGATTGACTCGACGCAGGAGGCGCAAGCGCGGAGAGTTCTGGCGCGGTCGAAGTCGACCTCCGCTCGCGCGTCCTCCAGCGCGTCCAAGTAGTTGTCGTCGAGGTAGCGGTCGTAGCCCTTCATTAGTTCTCCATCTCTTTCTTGATGTCCTCGACGAACTCCTTGACAAGCGAGCGGAGTTGCCATCCGACGACCGGTAGCAGTACGACGAGGAGTACGGTCGTTGCGATGCGCATTCCGAGTACCATCACTCACCGACCTTCTCGACGGCGGCCAGGACGAGTCGGACGATTTCGTTGACGTCGGTGACGCCTTCAAACTCGTCGCCGTCGCCGATTGCATTCGACCATCCGAAGCAGATGTTCGCGGTGCCGACGGCGACCTCCATCTCGTCGGACGACCACGAGTCGCTCCAAATTGAGACATAGCCCGGGTACTCGTAGTTCACGACGTACTTCGTAGGTGCCGAGGACTTAATGGCCTCGTAGACCTCGTCGACGGTAGGGTAGTTAGTCACTGCGTTCATCGGTAATTCCTCCTGCGAACCTACTGCGCTTCGGTCCGACGTAATCACATTACAGAGTGACCGCGACGCGGTCAACCTTTTCTAGAAAGAAATTATTTAGACCCCATCCATCAGGAGAAACACGAAGCCTCCGCACTTAGCGAGGAGTGCGGAGGCTTCGTGAGGGAGGTCGCGCCGATGATCGCGACAGACTCAGTCTACAACGTTGAGACGAGTGACTCGTATAGTTGCGCCGGAGTCACGGTGTAGATGTCTCCCCAGTCTGAGAGCCATCCTCCGTAGCGGAGAGCCTCAGCGACGAGCGCGGAGCAGACCCACGTCGACGGCCTTCGGAACGATGGAAACCAGTTCGGCGTCAGGATGTCGAAGAAGATGCTGACGATGCTCCCCCATCCATACCGACTGCCGACCTGCTCCTCGGCGAACTGGAGTATCCAGTCGGCCTGCGTTCCGATCGGAGGAGAGAACAAAACGTACTCGCCGACTGACTCGATGCGCTTGTCATCGGTCACTCCGCGCGGTTCCGCTTGGATGACGTAGACGCCGGTCGTGTCGACTCGCGAAACGATGGCGACGTGGTTCCAGTGACTCGGCTTCTCGCCCCAGCGGATACGTTCGCCGAAGCGAATGGCGCGACCCATCGCTCCGTCGGAGTGTGCGAAGACGATGTCGCCGGGCTGAGGGACCTGAGTCACTGAGCCGGAGTCTCGACCGGGACGGTTCCAGCGGCCTTGACTGGCAGAGCGCCGAGGAGCCATCCGAGGTTCGGGTACTTCTTCTCCAGCACCTTAACGCCGGTGTAGTAGGCCGTCGAGATGATTGGGAGGAGCGCGATGAGTTCCGCCTTCGGGACGTGGCTCGTCAGTCTGGTCGCGTAGGCGATCACGTCGGCGACCGCGATAGGGACGAACGTGCGGATGACGTTCTTGAGGTCGTTGTTCATTTTGTACCCTTCTTACTGCATCGGTGTCGGTCCGCTTCTAGAACCAGTTGCGGCAGACGATTGAACGGGAGAGCGTGTAGTTCTCCCGCCGCTAATAGTAGTTGCGCGTGACATTTGTCGCATTGATAGAGGAGGGTAGCCATAGAGCCCCGATGCTACAGGATGCGGAGGTCGTCCCATCCTCGCGGGCCTACCTCAGCGCCGACCAGTAGGGAGAGCATCCCAGTCGGCGCGCTTGCTCCAGCGGTCGAGGTGTACCACTTAGAGCCGCCGTCCATCGCGGGGACTTGGATCACTGTCCGACCGGTCGACTCCGAGACGACGAGGTGGTGGAGGTGTCCGGCGATGAGCAGTTGCGCATCCGAGACTCCAGTCCGTCCGAGGGCCTGGCTTTTCCACCACGTCTCCATTTTCGCTTGAGAGTTCGTTCCGGAGCGAAACTGGTGTCCGTGAGCGAACGCGACCGGGACGCCGTAGATGTCGAGTGTCATCGTGAGGTCGTCCTCGTTGAGAGCGTCGAGAGGAATGGCGAGGTTCCGGTATCGCTTCGGGTTGGCCGCGCAGATTTCAGAGACCGTCTCAAATGCCGCGTAGTCGCGGTTATCTTTCCAGTCCGTGTACGCCTTGCCGTTCCGTCTGTTCTCTCCGTGGTTCCCGGGTACGCCCATCGCGACGACGCGCGCACCAGCGTCGACGAAGGAGTCGATGGCGTAGAGGAGGAGTCGCCGAGCAATGGCATCCTGCTCCCGGTCCGAGAGGTCCGCTTGGAACGTTTGCATCGCGTAGAAACCGTCGCAAGACTCGACGAGGTCGCCAAGACCGATGAGGTAGACGGAGCCGATAGAGCGTCCCATCTTCCGTAGTTCGCGGTAGCGCGCGACTGCCTTGTCGACTGCGGCCGTGATGCGAGCGACGGTCGCCGGAGTACCGCCGCCTTCGCCCTTTCCTAACTGCCAGTCACTCGCCAGAACAAGGAGCGCGCTCGTGCCACTTGACTCATTTACTCGAACCGGCTTCCGGCTCATTATCTGTTGACTCAAACTGACGACGTCGGCGCGGTCGACCTGACCGGTCCGCGGCTGAATGACGCACTTGTAGTACTTCATCCGGATCGTCTCGCCGTCGCGAGTCGTGTCCCATGCTCGTATCTGGAGGGAGCCATCGACGACCATCGTCCGAGTCGGGTCCAGTCCCCAGTCCGCTATCAGTTCCGACCAGACTGCCTCGTCCGGCTCGGCGTCCAGTTGCGCCGTAATCGTCCCGGTCTTGCCGTTCCACTGGAGGGAGGGCTCCCATCCGTTCGGATGCACCGGCTTCGAGGTGCGACGCTCGAACTCGCTGAGGTCAGTCACAACAACACAACCCGAGACGGTGGCATCGCAGGGAGTCGTTGTTCATTTTGAGGCCGCGGCTCTTGAAGAAATTGGTGATGCTGACGTTCGTGATGTCGTCCGTCTTCATCGCCGCCTCGTATTTGGCGCGATCGTCGGGAGTGAACTCGTCCGCGCGCTGAGCGACAACGCATCGCTTACTCGGTCTCTTCCGGAACTCAGATAGGTCGACGGTCATCGGTCTCCCTTTCGACAACTTATTAACAGACTATCGTTAGCCGACGCTCGACGGGGAGACGGTGATGCTCCCCTCGACGACGACGGTCGTCGCGGTCGTGTCGAGTCCGCTCGATGGATGGCCGGCCCACTGCCACGTCCAGACTCCGGCCTTGCCGGTCGTCGGAATGTTGGCGTAGAAAGTGCCGGTCGCAGTGTTGACGATGGTCGACGTCGGGTCGCCGCTCGGGTTTGTCCATGTGAAGGTGACGGGGTTCTGACCTTGCACCTCGTAGGTAAAGGTCACGACGTCCGGCGTGACTACCGTCCCATTGAACGACGTGAAGGGAGTCGTCGTGAGGAAGCGGATGGTAGTGCCTTCAATGACGACGTAGGACATACTCTCAAACTACAACAGAACGTGTCCGCTTAGCACTTCGACGTCGACCTCGACGGATGCGAGTCTGACTCCGTTCCTGACGGATGCCGTCTCGATGTCGCCGACCATAGTCGCAGTGATTGGGCCGCCTCGGAGGGTCGCAGTGATGGAGCCGCCGTCGACGAATGCGGTGAGGAACCCTCCGCGGACGGACCCGGGATTTAGCGTCGTGTGAGTCGCAGTCGAGAGACCGACGAACGAGGCGACCAGTGATCCGGTTAACGAGTAGTACGACGTCCCTGCTCCGGACCCGACGAACGTCCCAGTTGCGGACCCGATCCCGAGTAGGGAGGAGGCCGCGCTATTGGACGCCGTCCCGGTAAGAGCGCCGGTCGCGACGACCGTACCGCTCGCAGTCCCTTCGAAGGCCCCTAGAAGGCTCCCTAAGGCTTGTAAACGCGCCGTCCCTGCGCCGGTAAAGGAAGAGACGAGCGAGCCCGTAGCGGGCAAATACGCGGAGCCGGTAGCCGTCGCCGTAAAGGTTCCGCTAAGGGAGCCCGCGTCGACGAGGTAGTCGGCCGACGTTCCGTTATACGAGCCCGAGAGTGAGCCCGTCGCAGTTAGGTCGACGTTGGCGTTAGTAGTACCCGAGTACGTTCCCGAAAGCGAACCGGTCGAGGAGATACTCGCCGAGGCCGTCGCGGTAAACGTACCACTGAGGGAGCCATTAGCGGAGACCGCTCCACTACTCGACCCGGAGTAGGCGTAGGATCCGGATCCGGTTCCGACAAGGCTAGGTGTTGCCGTACCGGAGAACGTCCCAGAGAGGGAGCCGGTGGCCGGATAGATGACCGACCCAGTAGCCGTGCCGCTGTAGGTGCCAATAGCCGAGCCAGTGCCGACGAGGTTAGGTGTCGAGGTTCCACTGAACGAGAAGGACGCCGAGCCAGTCGCGCTCAGTGTCGTGGTCGCCTGCGCCCACTTGACCGAGCCCCACTGAGTTGCGCCCCAGCCGGAGGTCGCCATTAGTTCACCAATTCGTTAGTGGTCGTGCTAACTCCGGTTGATGGGAATGTGCGCGTGCCTCCGGGCCAGACAATACGGACCGCACCGTTTGCTCCGTTGCCCGCTTGACCACCGCCGTTAGTTCCGCCAGAGCCACCACCACCAACCTTCACGGTAAGTGATTGTCCCGGAGTGACTGCGATGTTGTTTGCATAGGCCAGCGCACCGCCACCTCCACCTCCACGAGCCGAGCCATAGTTTCCACCGCCACCGCCACCGCCGTAGACCCCACCGATAGCCGAGATTCCGCCGTCGGCACCGTTATCGTTTCCTCCGTTAGTACCACCCGAGCCACCACCACCACCATTGGCCGTCGTGCTTCCAGTGAGACCACCGGCACCATTTGCTCCGGCACCATAAACGCCGGTTCCGCCACCGCCACCTGCACCGGAGAACGGCGCACCATTTCCGCCCGCACCACCACCACCACCACCACCGGTTGAGGCTCCGCCGTTCTGAGCACCGAAGCCACCCGCACCGCCGGTCGCGGAGTACCCACCGGCACCACCACCACCACCGGTTCCATAAGTACCGGAGCCGCCACCGCCACCGCCACCCGCGAAACCTGCGGTCAGTTGCGTTCCGCTCGCGGTACCACCATTCACGTTGACGTTCGACGAGTTGCTACCACCTGCGCCGCCACCGCCTGAAAGCAAGATGGTCCCACTCTGAAGCGCGATAGTTGATGCGGTACCGGCCACGCCATTACCTGTACCACCGGATTCCGCACCACCACCACCCGCCCCGATACAGATGGCGGAGATGGAAGTCACACCAGCAGGGACAATGAACGTAAACGTCGTCACGTTCGTATAAAGGTGCGAGCCAATGTTTGACGCTTGAGTCGAGAACTCGCCAAAGGCTCGGGCCGACATTCCTCCTCGGGTAGCAAGCATTGGTGTCATTAGAACTTAGTTAGTCCGAGCAACAGGGTCCACGCCGACGAGCCGGTGCAGATGACGGTGATGGTGTACACGTCGAGCGTCGAAGCGTCAGCAGATGCCCACGCCGTACCGCTCTGGTAGTACGAAGTGATTGAGTTGGTCGTCTGCGCCTGAGTCGGCAGTGAAACGGCAGATGCGGTAGAACTCGCACCGACCGCGGTATTGGCGACGACGAACTGACTGCTAGTTGCGGAGACGACAGTGAACGTTCCATTGAACGTACCGGTCGTCGCACCCGTGACCGTGACCTGCTGACCTGCGACGTAGGAGTTGCTCGCCGTGTATGTGACCTGCGTAGTGTTGCCGGCGATAGCGGTGATAGAGGCGGTCTGAGATGCCTGCGTCCCGTTGACCGTGATGTTGCTCGGCAGGTACGCGGTCGCTCCGTTGTTGACGAGAATGGCGACGGTGGCCGACTGGCCGGTTGTCGTCGGAGCGTTCGTGATGTTGAGAGCCCACGTCGCGGTCGGGTTGGCGGTGTAATAATAAACCGCGTCGGTGGCGATGGCGATGGAGGCGGCGACCGAACCGCTCAGAGCAGTTGCGCTAATACCCACCGACTCGTAGGGGCCGGTGATGACAGGAGTCGTCAACGTCTTATTTGTCAGCGTTTGCGCGGCGGCGAGAGCGACGAGGGTATCCGGTGAGGTCGTGATCAGCGGTAGCGTTAGTGTCGTGGTGACTGCCTGACCCGTTGGTGCAATAACAGAAACGACGCCACCCGAGCCGGTCGCAAACGAGGCGTTGCCCGGATAGGTAGAACCGGCGGCATTCGTAATCGTCGGAGAAGTCATCGTCGGGACGGTGATAGATGGACCGAGGATTGATGGTTGGTAGTTGAGGACGACACTGCCCGTGCCGGTTGAGGTTGTTGTTCCTGTACCACCGCGAGCGGCCGGAAGCGTTCCGCCCATCTGACCGAGGTCGGTGGTGACGAAGCAATACCAGACGTTTGGACTAACTGCGCTCGGAGAGTAGGCGAAGGTGTACGCGGTGTTCGCAGGGACCGAAAAGGTTGCCACGCCGCCGACGTACTGCGTCCCGGAGATGCTGAGCGCGGTCGTGACCGGTGTAGTCGTCGGAGCCTGAATAGAGACCGGTACGGTCGCGAGGTTCTTTATCTGAAAGACGAGGCCGTTCTGCGTGACGGTAGGAAGCGTGATTGTTTGACCGGTTGTTGAGCCGGTGAAGATAACGAAGTCGCCAGCGGCGGCAGAATACGAAGCGGACTTTGTCACGAGGCTTGAGCCAATAGTAGGAACCCACGAGCCGACGGTTCCTGAAACTGTACAGACCCAGATTGTGCCAGTGAGGTCAACAATCCAGTCGCCCTTCGTGAACGTACCGGTGGCCGGTGGACCTTGCGACGTACCGCCGACGTACCTCGTAGCGGTCGTCGCACCACCGACTCCGGTGACGGTGAGGTAGGGCTGGCCCTCGATGAGACCGACGACGGAGGCGACTGAGGGGACGACGTTGATCGTCGAGCCGGATGCGAAAGCCAACGCAGTCTGGACGCCGTTATACGACTCGACTGCGCGCGTGATGGTGAGCGTCGTCCCCGAGAGAGCGGTCGCGAGAACTATCTCGTAGTTCGTGCCGTCAGAGATGAGGCAGTGGTATTGCGCGTTGGTAAAGCCAGTGGCCGACGTAAGCGAGACCGACGTGGCGGAGTTTGTAATTGAGGAGGCAAGTGTCGTGCCGACTCCGTTGACCGGTGACTCTGCCATTACTTACTCCTCGTCGATTAGTTCTTCTAATTCCGTTAGTGCGTCTGTAGTCGCTCCGATAGGGAGCGAGTAAGAGGCGTGGGCAACGCCGGCGAACTCTTGCTCGTTCATTACGAGACCGAGACCGAGACCGCGCCGGTCGCGAAGTTTACGGAGATGCCAGCGGGAAGAGAGCCGGTAAGACCGGTTGTCGTTCCGCCGCCGATATAGGTTCCGCCGGATACCGTCGACCAGATTCCGAAGTACGGGATGCCGGACGCCTCGACCGGGAGGTTCGTAAACGTCTGCGAGTTAGTCGAGAGTTCCGTACCGGCGGTAGCCGACCCGAACGTAATCGCCTGACGAGCGTACGAGCCGCCGGATACTTCGCTCGCTCCGGTCTGACCCGGGGTCGCCGAGTGCAGGCTGAGGTAGTAGGTCGTCGAGGGAACGAAGACTGCGGCGATTGCCGTGTTCTCGGATGCGACTGCGAGTAGTGCCATTGAAGTCTCCTAGAGCGTGGACTAAAGAGAGCGTACCACTAGGCCGATTTACTGTCACCTTGACGGAGTTCGGCGAGCATCTGTTTATGTTCGGCGAGCATCTGCTTCGTCGCCTCGCTGACTTCGAGGTGGTACTTCGCCAACTCGGAGGAGATGCGATCCGCGCGCTTTGCGGCGATGAGGAGGATGGCTCCCTGAAGACCGGCAAGGGTCGATAGGAGCAGGTTGAGCAGGATGAACGGATACGGGTCGAACGCCGAGCCGACTCCGTTGTACGTCATCCATGCGCCCATGAAAACGACGAAGGTGAAGACGAACGGCCACGAGCCCATCCCGTGACGCATCGCGTCGGCCGCTCGTTCGCCGATAGTCCGGTCGTCTCCGGAGCGAACCCCGGGATGGAACTCCCAATGACTATTCCGAGTCATAGACCTTCGTGCGCTCCGAGGTGCTTGTCGAGGTTGCTTTGGACGTGGTCGAGTTTCGACTCGATGCGGTTGACGACGTCGCGCATCGAGGAGCCACCGTTCGGCCGGTATTGCTTCTTAATCTCCTCAATTTCTGAGGCGAGGCGCTCGGACGCGAGGTCGGACGCTTTGGCCGCGATCCGATGATGAAGCAAGATGCGGAGTTGGTTGATGGTCTTGAGACCGCCCCATACGATGCCGACGAGGAACCCGACTGAGACGACGAAGTTAATCCACCAGTTCGCCGCGCTGAGAGAGACCGCGAGCATCATTTCACCGGAGGCTTGCCGTTGGACGGATGAGCCGCCGAGACAGGGATGGCGCGGACCGGGCCGACTTGCTTCGTGACGTAGCGGAAGTACCGCTGAGGGAGTCGACCATCCTGCGAGACGTGAACGAAGGACGGGTCGCCGTTCTGACCCATCGAGACAGTGAGGGGATTGGAGCCGGACTGGACGACGATCGCAGTATGAGCGCCAGTACCGGGTCCGTAGATCACAATGTCGCCGGCTTGCACCTGAGCGAGAGGTATTTCAGTCCCGTGAGAAATCAGAGTCCCCGTGTATCCCTCGTGGTCGTAGTTCATACCGTTCGGGTCGGCGCATCCACTCAGGTTGTAGACGAGCGTCACGAAGGAGGAGCAGTCCAACGTAAGAGGGAAGACCAATGGCCACTGATTTATCGCTTTCATTCGGTCGGGACCCTCCGAGTAGAGCGCAGGGTGCGTAGTTTTGTTATTGGCGAGCCAGTTGGCCCACGTCACGACGAGGGGACGTCCGTCACTCATAGTTCTCCTTAGATGATCATCACGACGGGGTTCGCGGTAGTCGTCGTATTTGATGGTACGAGCCCGGTACTAATCGGCGAGAATGAGGTTCCTAGAGCCACAGTAGACGAGACAGACATACTACTCAAACTGTAGGTAACTAGGTTCCGTCCTCCGGTTCCCGGATCCGCGATGATATAGGCCGTCTGGTCGTCCGGCGTTATCGCGAGACTCCATACGCCTCCCGACGGCGAGTATGACCCAGCGATAGTAAACGTCCCGGCGAGAATTGACGAGGTTCTGAAAAACGTTGCGGAGTTACTAAACGTACCGGGCCGACTCGCGAAACCAAAGTACGTCCCAAGCGGAGAAGGGAACGGAGTTCCGTACGCGCCGCTCGTAGAGCCGACGGTTGAGTGCGTCGAGAGGTTAGAGGCGTAGATGTTGCCGCCAACGGAGGGGTCGTAATTAACAAGAGTAGTCCCAGCGAGGTCGGAGACGGGGTTGAACGGACTTCCCATTCCCGTCCACGAGTAGAGGACTCCGTACCCGGAGGCGTTAACTATTTCTCCGCGAGTCGAAGACTGCCCGTAGAGTTTCGAGTTATCCGGACTTACTCCGGCGATGGAGAACGAAGCATGTTCTGTCCCGAGAGCGTAGGTCGAGGTGTTCATACTCCAGATGTAGTTAGTACCGTCGCTTAAGTAGAGGGTCGTCTCGTCCGGGCTCAGTACGCCTCGCGTATATGTGCTGGAACCGCTTAGCGTCGTCGTGTGAATAATTGTGTCCGTCGTCGTGTCGATAGTGACGACGTAGTTCGAGTACGGAGCCACCGGCTGAGCGATGGCGACCCACGCCCTAGTCCGAGCGGCGTTCAGCGTTATTTGCGGATGGATGCTGTTAACGCCGGTAGGTAACGCAATAGTCCCTACGATGGAGCCGCTCGAAACGTTAACTCGATTTATAACGCCGGTCGTCGAGTTCTTCGCTACCGCATAGAGGTCGTAGTTCATACCGTGACGGAGAAGAAGAACGAGAGGCTAAGTCCGTCCGGAGTTCCGCTGACCGACGTGATCACGGGCTGGAAGTAGTCACCGTTTGAGACTGAAACCGATGCCGACGTTAGTGCGGCCGTCGTCGACACTGAGAGAGATGTGAGTCCGGAGACCGCGCTCCCGTTCTGGTCGATACTTACGGTACACGAACCGGAGCGAACCATCGCATAGACGCCGACGAGCGTAACGCTCTGGCCGACGGGAACCGGGAAGAAGAAGGGAGGTAGATAATTAGTCGCACCGGAGGCGACGGCGAGCGGGCCGGATACCGAGTAGGTGTAGGGGAGTTCGACCGAGGCGAGTCCCCAATACGACGAGTTCGTCCCGTCTCCCTGCGAAAGCAGGAAGTAATTGGTGGCGTTTGTGTTGGGGACGTCTGGCATCAGTTGGACCTCACGGGATAGGGGTCGAGAACGAACGTTGTGTGCCACTGACCCGGGTCCGCGCGGAAGTCGTGAGCGACGGACTCGACGACGTAGTTGCCGGAGACTGGCGTGTTTTGCGCCGGCATTGTTCGAGTGAACGAGATGACGTCGCCTATTTTGCAAGTAAAAAGAGCCGGGATATAAGAACCGTTGCCACTCTCGGCTCGCAGTTCGACCGATGCCACGCGCGGTACTGGAGGGCCGCGAAAGACGTGACCTAGAAAATTAGCGGTCGAGAGAGCGAGGCTAAGAGTTCCGTGAACCGTACTCGACTTCTCAAGAACAGACAGTCCGTATCGCGCCTCGTCTGAGGTGTTCTCGTAGACCTCGGACGTTCCAGACTGCGGCGTTATTTTGACGAGCGTCCAGAGGTCGGCGTCGTCGTACACAACCTGCGTTGAGGGTCCGTAGTAGGGGACTCCGCTACCCACGTCATCCCACTCGTGATATCCGGTAGGCGTGTACGAGTTCGGACTCCATGATCCAGTCGACGTCGTGGCATTCCATGACCACGACCCGTAGAAGTTCTGGTTGTGAAACTGGAATGTACCGTCTGGCTTCTGGAAGAAAACTCCGATGTCGGTGTCCGTGATTTGGAGGATGAGGTCGAGAGCGGTCGACGTCGTCACCGGCGAGTCCCAATACCACGGTTCGACGTAGGTGTACCCGTTACCGCTCGCTCCGATGCTCCACGGAGTCGAGGACTCGTTTATATAGAAGACGTTTGTGTTCAGGTTTACCACGCCGTAAATGATGGTACCGAAGCCCGCGAGGGTGAGTATCTCGGCGATACGGTCTCCGGATTTGACTTGATTGGACGACGTACCCGGGAGCGAGGAGAGCGTCGCCGGCGAGCCAATCTGGAGGAGCGTCCCGGCACACCAGCGGTTTAGGACGTCGTACTGACTGGCCGAGGTGTTGGTGATCACTACCTCGTCGAGTAGCGCGGCGAGCGAGCCGTTGTTGTTCTTGCGCCCGATGTTGAAACGACCGCCGACGTCTCCACTACTGGAGATGGAGGACATCGCGTTATAGGGAGAGGGGAAGGCGTAGAAGTGTCCGTCGGCGTAGAGGGAGACGTATCCGGACGGCCCGATGGCGAGGCCGACGTGGTGCCAGTAGCCGTCGTTTATCGGGAGCGTCTGACTCGATGAGACGACGGTCGTCGCTCCGCTGAGGACAGTCAACTGGCCTGTCTTGCTGACTGCCAACTCAAAGTCGACTCCGGCTCCGGTGAAGGTGAGGATGTGCTGGCCGGCGATGTTCGACCCAAGGAGCCAGAAGTCAATCCCTCCGACGCTTGTCGTCGAGGAGTTGATAGAGAGCCATCCTCCGCCTACCGCCGTCCCGTTAGCGAGGTCGACGCTGTTGCTCGTGTCGTAGATAATCGCTCCGTAGTTCTGGAATGCGACGAGACCGCCGAGGGTCGCGTTGACGGAGCCGACTTGGTCGGAGATGAGAGTCCGATACGCGACACCGGTGCCGGTCGACGTACTGCCAGAGGTCACGGTCCCAGAGGTGAGAGTGATGGTGAAAGTCGTCGACGTCGCCGATGTCACTTGGACGTTGTTAAAGTTCAGCGCGCTAGACCCGTTCGGATTTGCGAGACCGGAGATAGTGACGTTCTCTCCAGCAGTAAAGGAGTTGACCGCCGTGTAGACGACAGTCGTCGTCGATGTCGCAGTGGCGAAGGTGACGGTCGCGCTCGGAGTCGAGTCGAGTCTGTACCAGTGTTGAGTCGTACCGATAGAGGGAGCGGCGTAGGTAGGCCAGAATTGCTCCGAGGCCATGTATCGGAGAGAGAGATACTTCAAATAGTCCGAGGCTGAGAGAGTGAGTTCGCTGTTCACTTGGTCGACGATGTGTTCCTGCATCGCGTCGATGAAACCAAAAAACACCGAGTAGATGTTTGAGCCATAGGTGGCGGTCACGGCGATCGGGAGACGTATGCCGATTGGATTGCTCTTGTTCCAGAAGTACCCGGTCCGGTTGTTGAGCGTCATCGTCATCGAGGCCGCCTCGACTCGGTCGAGAAAGTGTTGTTTCCCTGACGTAGTTCGGAAGTCTTGGACGTACTGCGATACGTCAGTCCAGTAGTGCGCAGGGTCTCCGCTCGGGGAGTTGGGGAGGGGGTATTGGTTGGCTTGGACGAAATTAGTCGCACCGAACGCGATGTAGCAGGTGAGAGCCGGGAGAGCGGAGAGAGTCACTGGAGTCGGTTCCTAGTCGTCTTTGGAGCAGGTTGCTTCTGCGCCCACTTGCCGAGATTGTTGCCGACCTTGCGAACGTCCTTCGATTGCTGGAGGCGCACCGCCTCAGATACGAGTCTGATGAACATAGGATCCGTCGATAGTCTGCGAACAAGTACCGCGAGGTCTATCTCGACGTCGATATCTAGTTGATCTGGCTTTGCTATCTCGTAGGCCATCAGCCAAACCGCGCCTTCAGTGAGACCTTCGTAGCCGCCGACGTACCCGGAGCGTAGATGCCGTATTTGTTCTCTAGGTATCCAATGGTCTTCGCGCTCAGCGACATATCAGCGGCCGACGAGTTACTGATACCTGCCTTCGCGAGTAGTTGCTGAAGCCAAGGCGCATCGAACGCCGTCTGGTGGACGGTCGCCTTCCCCTTGAGCCAGTCGAGGACGTTGATAGTCGCGAGAAACGCCATGATGCCTGCACCTATCACTAGTCCGATTTGACCGGCAAGAGCGCCGGACGCAGTGACTCCGAACAACTCCGCGATTTTGACGCCGATGCTTGCGAGTTTTGCACCAGCGAGCCCGGCAAGGATACCTCCTGCAATCGTCGAGGCGATGCTACCGGCTCCGTCTTTGTTCTTGGACAGAGCCGAGGCTACAGATGCCGCCCATTTAGCGAGGGCCGCGCCCTTAGGTAGGAGGTACTCTCCGAGAGGGACAAGAGCGTTCTCCATCGTCGTCTTAAAGTTCTCAATAACTCCTCCCGGGGTCGAGAGCCACGTCTGGAACGCGCTCTGAGTCGCGCCGGGAGTGTTCATCTTCTCCATCAACTGATTCAGTTGTGGCAACTGAGAGATGAGGTTCGTAAATGCCGGGCCAGCGGAGGCGCCGAAGACCTGCGTCATAAACGACGTGAGGCCCTGAGCCTTCTGAGTCGCCGTCGCGTTCGTAGTCCACGCTTGGTTTAGTTGCGAGAGGACGGTAAGCATTCCGCCGGGCCGACGCGCCTCCTCCGAGAGTGTCTGCTGATTAACGCCTACGCTCTGGAGCAGTTTCGCAGTAGTGGAAAGGTGTCCGTTCGTCGAGAATATCGGACGGTCGAGACCAGCGAAACCCGACTTGAGCGCGATCTGCGCCTTCGTACCGTTGAGTCCCTGATTGGCAAAACCGGCAAGGAGTGTCGTGGCTGTCTTGAGGTCGATGTGGTACGCGGCAAACGCTGATAGAGCCTTACCGGAGAGCGCGTTCGTCAAAGCGTCAGCGGTCAGTCGCGAGTTCTTAATCGCGTTCGTAAAGATATCCATCGTCTCCGCAACCGACTTGGTCCCGGCGATGTGGTTCTGCTGGATGTTGATGGCGGCGTCCATCGTCGTCGCGAGGCTTGCGTTCTCCGCCTTCGCGAACTTGGCCGCGATAGTGACGGCCTGCTGAGACTGCGCGAGGTCCATCCCCGACTTTGTCGCCTTCAGGTAGGCGTCCGCGATCTCGCTGGACCCGGTGGCGGTCGCCGTCGACACTTGGAGGATTTGACCGCGGAGGGTCTTCATCTGCTCCTCGGTGAGATGCCCTTGCAACTGGAGTTTGTCCAGCGCCTCGCCGTACTTAAAGGCGAGAGCCGTCGCTCCGACTGCGACACCGGCGGCGCCCATCAGCGCCCAGTCGCCGACCATTTTGCCGAGGTGACTCATACGAGCGGAGACGGTGTCTCCCTTCGCCATGAGTTTGTCCATCTCTTTCTCGGACTCGTGGACTCCGGCCTTTAGTTCCTTCGCACTCGCGAGGATTTCGATGATGATAGGAGGAACCCAATCCATTAGCCCATCACCGCCTTCCGCACTTCGCTCTGATAGAGAGAGGTGATCTCATCGCGACTCTTTTCATAGGCCGGAGCCATGTAGGGGAACTTACGAGTAGGAGCATGACCGCGTCCTCGACCGCCTCCCTCGTATCCGAGTTCGACTCGCCTGCCGTAAATCAACGTCGGACCGACCTTCGCGGAGTATGTCGAGTTCCCCTCACTATTTGGTCCGTCGGAGTGGATTGAGTTGCGAAGGTTGCCGGTACGACGAGTCGGCTGAGGAGGCTGAGGAGGCTGAGACGAGTCTCCGCGAAACTCCTGCTTCGCTTTCTTTTCGATGATCTGCGCGGACTTGATAGCGACCCGGGCCATTGCTACGTCCATACGTTTTGCCACGGCGTCGAGGGCCGCCTCAACCTCGCGGACTCCCTTGACCTTTACGTAGAAACTAGGCATTCTCGACCTCAGACTCAATCTTCGATATAGCGAGGAGCCATTCCGTGACGAGCCGGGGTTGCTCTAGAAAGTCCTCGTGACTACCACCGTACAACTTCCGGAAGCGATGTTCACGCCAGAGGGACGCCATCTCGGAGTCGACCTCAGTGGTCTTCCCCTCCAGCGCCGCCTTTAGTTTGGCGAGGCGGCGGTAGGGACTAAAGGGTCTATCGCCGGCTCGGTGTCTACTGACGTCTTACTGAACTCAGTGGAGCAAGCGAGGGAGAGCGCCTCAAACGTCGCCTTTGGCAAGTCGAGGACGGACTCCTTCGTCGGGAGGTCGCCGAGCGTCCACTGACGGACGAGGCCCACGATGAGTTCCGCTTGGTAGTCGTCGAGGTTGCGGAGGTCGTCTTCTGACAACTGCGCGTAGACACCCCACGTCCCCGGGTCGGTCTCGTCGAAGCCAAGAGCAGTCAGCGCAGAGGCCGACCCAGCGGCGCGCAGGAATGCTCGTGAGATAGAGCGAGACACGCGCTCGCTAATCTCGTCGCGGTTAGCGATGACGGCCGACTGACCATTGGGGAGTTCGACCAGTGGCATTAGTACGCGCCGCTATTCCCGTTGATGACTGTGGCCGAGATAGGAGCATACGCAGTCGAGGAGCCACCGTCCGTGGCGTTGGCGTTGGCGGTAAACGAAACCTCAACCTCCGTGTAGTCCTTTCCTCGAAGTCTTTTAACGTCGTGAAACTGCACCTTTGACATCGTGAAAGCAATCGAGTGCTGAGTGCCACCGCTGGAGTCGTTGGGGTCGGTGAGAGTGATCACCACGGGCTCGGGAGAGCGAGTCAGCGCGTAGGCCGATGAGCCGGTCGAGAAGGCGTCTGACGTCGAGGAGACGACGAGAGTGAATTTGCCCGTGACCTCCAGAGGCCCGGCAAACATAGCGAAGGCGCTTTGAGTGCCGAGGGTAAAGATAGGAGCGGTCTTGCGGTTAAACGTAAGTTCGCCGGATGCGACGCTCGTGTACGCGGTGCCGTTGATGCTCACCAAAGCGTCCCATGACGGGATGAGGTGTTCGCTGGAGATGCTGTAGGACGACGTCGCAAACTTGGTCGGCAGAGTCGAACCGGAGGCGTATGAGGTGTACGGCCACGTCATAAACTTCGCAGTCGCCTCGGCCGCTACCTCAGCACCAAACGAAAGCATGAGGCTATCCGCGACGGAGTAGGTCGTCGTAAAGAAGTTCGCACCGTCGAAGTCGAGGATGGAGTACGTCGGCGGCTGAGAACCGGTCGCAGGGTTATTGAGAAGGGAGAACTGGTGAGTGTACGGACTAGAGCCGCTCACAGTGTCCGCACCGCCGAGAATGGACTGGATCAGAACCGGGAAGGTGTCAGCGTAAAGATACGACCTGAACTCGACGAGGTCGTGCCGGACGCCTTGTACGTGATCATAGATCGCAGTCGGAGAACCACGAAGTGCCTCGTCGCGAAGAAAGACCTGCGTCGGCGTAATCTGCGGCGTCGAAACCGGGATGTAGTAGACGTTGCCGGTCGACGGGATAGTGCCAGAAGCGCCCGATGCTTCTTTGATGAGCCCGAGGTACGAGTTGGCTGTTAAGTATGCTTGGCCCATTCCGGCCTCCTTAGTTGCTAGTGGTAGGCGTAGGGTCTACCGGCGGCGTTGCTGGCGTCTCCGGCGCGATTGGAGCGGTCTGAGTGACTTCTGGCGATGGTGTAGCGGTCGCATTGGACCAGCGTCCGTCGTCCGGCATCGAGTCGAGGTCGTAGGTCTGACCGGGCTCGGCGATGAGCATGGAGCCGCCGACAATAATCGACGGGTACGCGCGCTCTTGACTGTCGAGGTAAATGAACTGAGTCATCGCTCTCCTATGTGGTAAGAATCTCGACGACCGAGACCCGCACCGACGAGAATACCTGAGTCGCACTTGCCGCGCCATTTAGCGAGCGAGGGTAGTAGGACGTGATGTCGATGTCCGACGAGCCCGGGAACATCCCCTCGCCCCACTGGAAGACGACGCCGGGAGCGCCGGCGTTGCGGTCCGCGCGGATCGCGGTCACGAGGGAGTCGAGGAACGCTTCGTTATCGGCACCGACGTCTTCCGTCTTCCGTTTGGTCGACTGGAAGAAGCAGTCGAGGACGAACTCATACTCGACGGCCTTCTTGCCGGAGTGAGGGCCGCCGAGAGCGATGCGACGCTCCGACTCTTTGGAAATAAAGGTGTAGACGATGGCGCCCTCTTGAGTACCCGGGTCCTCGCCCGCGTAGAACTCCATCTCGGGAGTGAACTTCGCCGGGAAGGGTTTGACGGTCGAGAGTGAGGTGACTCCGGCGTTCTGGAGGTAGGAGACGATCGCGGCTCGGACGGTAGCGCGAGACACTAGGAACGGCCCCAGACGACGCGGAACGGTTGGAGAAGGTCGTAGGCCATTACGAAGTCCTCCATAGAGTTCTGCGCCTTCGGCGTCGTCGCGACGGGTTCGCCGATCTCCCCGATAACGATGCCGCCTTGACCGCGTTGCTTGACGAGTCCGACAACAAAGTGGATGACGGCCTGCTTCACGTCTGCCGGGATAGCGGAGACGTTGACGCCGGTGCCGTGAGCGAACTGAATCGGGGATGAGAGGGTCACGGTCTCAGCGGATACGGCCGCGACGTTGACGTACTCATCGTTCACGCCGTCCCAGATAAAGACGTTCTGCCCGGGGATGAGTCCAGTCGTATCGCCGAGGTCGAGGGTCGTCGCGCCGGCCGCAGTCGAGGACTCCGTGAAGGAGTTGGCGTAGCCGTTGATGTACGACCACTCGCAGAAGAGTTGCGTATCGGGAGCCCAGTTACCGCCGGCGATAGTCAGCGGGCCGACTTGGAGACCGACGGACGAGGAGTAGGTGACGATGAACTCCTCGCGCTCGATGGAGCAGGTATCGTCCGAGATTGTGATGTCCCACAGTCCGGTCCCGGGTCCGTAGCCCGCCTTGAAGTCCGTGACCTGAATGATTGGAGTGAAGTACGGGTTGACGACAATCTGCCCGTAGCGGTTCGGCCGGTAGCGACCGTTCTCCGTATTTACCGTCGCGTTGAGTGTCCCGTACTGGCCCATTGTGTAGCGGTCGGCCATCGCGGAGGCGCGGACAATGAGTTCGTAAAGCGCGCGGTTCTGGACGGCGGCGCTCCCGTTCTCGATGAGGTTCGTGAAGTCGATAGCGGCGGCCGACGCTGAGAAGAGGACCTCATTGACCGAGACGTAGGGCTCGATACGTCCGCTCTGTTGCGTCCAAGATGCTGTTGCGACCATAGGGAACCTCCGACCCGTCTCCGTCCATCGTACACGGGTCGGAGGCTCTACGTCCTAGCGGGCCTTCTTTGCTTCGAGGCGCTTGGTGATGCAAGCGAGGCAGTAGTCGCCGGCGGTACTCCGGAGAGCGCCGCATCCGCGACACTTGTGGCGGCGGTGTCCTTTGGCGGCCATTACGCGACCTCCTCGTTCTGTCCCATCGACATCACCTCGGCGGCGTTGATCGCGAGCGACCGAGTCTTCCAGTATCCAATCCAGATGCCGAACTGGTAGAGACCGAACTGGCCGCGACCCTCGCGAGCGATGCGCCACTCGTTGTTCCGGGATACCCACTGTCCGCTTGAGAGGTAGGAGAACTCCATTATGCACCTACCGTTTCGACTGCGAGGACCTGCGTAGGAACTGCGTCGAAGAAGATGCCACGGCGCATACCCGGAACCTGACGCTTGCCCGATGCGATAAGGCGGCCTTCGGACTCGGCTGACTGAAGGGAGCCTCGGCAACCGTACTCGGTGCCTCGGCTGAAGTGAGTGATAAGGATTGCCTCGGCGCGCTCGGCGCGCTTGCCGCCCAACGTCTCGACGACCTGACCGTCAACGATGATGTAGATAACGGTCTTGTCGCCGTTCTGAGCCTTCACTGCCTTGACTACTGCGTCCATCTCGGGACCTCCTGCCGGACCTACTGCGCTTCGCTCCGACGGATTTAGATTACATACTGCCCGCGACGCGGTCAACCTTTTCTATAAAGAAATTTCTACTCCGGAGTCAACTCGGTCGAGCCGCACTTCCCGCACCGATCGCGGAAGACGGAGACGAAGCCGCACTCGCACCGGAAGCCGCGTGCCGTAGTGAATGTCGTCCCGGCGACTGCGAAGTCGCCACTCTTGACGAGAGCGCGAGCCGCCGTCCCTTCGACGTGAAACGTCCCGTCCTTCTGTCGGTTGATGACCTTGCCGCCGAGGTCGAGTTGCTTGAGGCCGCGGTCACTTCCTACTAGTTTCATATTCCTCCTCTAACGCCAGAGGCGGTGCGCCGGCCCGGGGGGAGGGTCAGCGCACCGCCTCGGTGCATCTCAGACTAGCGGACTAGGCGAGGATGTTGGTGATGGCGCCAGACCAAGCCGGAGCGCGGAACGCGAGCGTACCGTACTGGTAGGTTGAAATGTCCCATGACAACTGAATCTGTGGCCATTCGAGGACAATCATGTCCTGAACGTTGACGACCTGAACGGTCTCCGAGACACCTGAGTCCGGGAAGGGGAGCGTCTTGGAGTGGACCAAGGCGACGCCGGCCGGCATGTACGGGTGAGCCACGATGTCGACCATCTTGCCAGTCGACTCGTTCTGGATTGCCGTCACGACTGAGCCGATGGCCACGCCGTCGCCGCCCAACTGGTAGTTGAGGCGGTAGCCGGTAGGAGTGCCTTCCTGCTGGATGCTCGACGCGAGCGACTTGCGGACTGCGGCGCTCGTGAGGATCATGTCAGGGTCAGCGATGACCGAGGTGTAGAGGTTGTAGAACACCGTCTGGAAGTCGTTACCGGGAACGCTCTGGGAGAGCGCGCCGTTGAGAGCGAGAACCGAACCGGCCTGAGTCGAGTCGGTCAACGTCTGGACGTATCCGTCGTACCCGAGAGCGTTGAACGAACCGTTGTCAGCCGACAACGAGGGCAGAGCCGCGACGGTCGTGAACTGAGTCGGAGTCGTGCCGTTGGTCAGAACGGTCGTTCCCTTGTAGTAGGTGCCGGAGTAGTTGACGTAGATGTTCGTCGCGATGGCGTTCGAGTCGACCGTACCGGTAATGGCGAGGCTAATACCCGAAGACGTGGTCGTCGTCGGAGTACCCGAGCAGGTGATGGCCTGCGACTCACCAGCCGCCGAGGAGAACGTGACGTAGACGGCGGTAGCGGTGCCAGCAGGGAGACCAGTGGCCGACGTAGCGGCGTTGCTCGCGGCGATGCTGATGCCCGTGATAGGCAACTTCGTCGCGACGCCGTTCAGCATATTCCGCTCTTCGCCGAGCATGTGAGCCCAGATTGCCGAAGTGTGGCTCAACTGACGGAGGTCGGTGTATCCCTGACCGGCGAAGGAAGCGGTGAGGTCGACCTGGTCCGATACGCCTTGGTTGACGTGGCTCAAGACGATCTTGTCGGCCGCGTAGGAAATCTTCGCGGGACGGTTCAGCGATACACCGCCGAAGGTCGCGCTGGTTCCCGTAGGCGAGAAGAACGTGTTGAGGTTCGGGACGCCGCCGGTGTTCGAGTTCGAGACGCCGAGGATACGACGGAACTCGTAAGCCTGACCGATGCCACCGATACGCGACGTCGAGTTGCGCAGGATGAACGAGCGAGGAACGAGCAGTGAAAGCGCCGGGTCGAGGTCGTAAGGAACGAGACCGGTGACGCCGCTGTTGCTGTTGTTGAGCGGGTTGGTTAGGGTCCATTCGGAGCCGGCCTTAGCGACGTCCTGAACGCGGTCGAGAGCGGTCGAGATGTCGGCGATCTGGTCAGCCGACATACCCTTCGTCACGAGGTCGCGGACTTCGCCGATACGGTCAGCGACCGAGGTGTTCTTGACAACGGTCTGGCCGTTGAACGAGAAGGCGCCGGACTGAGCGCGCTTGTGGCAGAGGGACATCGCCGACTTGAAGGCCTCAAATCGGTCGAGACGCTGTTCGGCGGGGAGACCACCGAACAGTTCGTCAATGGCGGGAGCGGTAAAAGCCATGAGAGTTTCCTTTTGTTTGGAGTTAGTTGCGGAGTAGGGCCGTCGCGTCGGTCTCTAAAGCGAGAGCCTTCGCGAGGTAGCCGGACTTCATTGCGGGGTCGAATACTTCATCCGCGAGTCGGCGGAACCGGCCTGCTTCTGACTGGAGACGCTCGGCGTCAGCGGCCTTCGCCACTTGACCGTTCGTCGCGCGGAGGACTGGTCCTCCGGGTGTTGCCATCTCCCGCACTTCGTCCAGCGCGGCCTTTAGGAGTGCAATCTCCTCTTTTGCCTTGCTGACCTCCGCCTTGGTGGTGATGGCCTCCTCAAGGCCGAGAGCCTTGACGATTTCGAGACGCAACTCATCCTTGACCTCGTTGGTCGCGTCGAGCGCGGTCGCGCTCTTGATGAGGTCGGCGCTAACGCCGAGTCCGATGTACGACATCGCGTCTCCTAGTTCTGGTTCGTCGGAGTCCATGAATGGACTGTCCGTCTGGTTTTCTGACGCTTCGCCGTCCCACCAGCAGAGGAACAAGTCCAGAGCGCAGAGCAGTTGACTAACGTCGGCGACCTCATTCTCCTCGCCTCTTGCCATCTCGTCAAGTTCTGCCTTGATGAGGTTGATGAGTGACTGACGGACGGAGTTGAGATCGTCGGCGTTGTGAGTCATCTCTCCGGCCTTAGCGACGTCGACGTCGGCGCCCTTCCAGTTGTCGGGGAGCAGGTCCTCGCGACCGAGCGCGGCGGCGCGGGTTTTGATGTGAGCCTTCGTCGCGGCCTTGTCCTTGGCGCGTCCGAACGACTGGATGGCGTTCTTGAGGTCGGCGACCGTCTTGATAGGGTAGGCTCCGCCTTCCATGGCCTGACCCTTCCCCTCCATCGTCGCGCGCTCCTTCTCGGAGTAGTCCTTCTTAGCGACGTCGGCCTCAACTGCCTTTGGACCGAGGTCGAGGTGAGCGCGCTCGTTCTCGTGATTGACTCGGATAGGCCAGTCGTCCGGGTGCTTGCCGGAGCCCTCGCAGACTGCGCAGGTCTCGTTCGTGTCAGCGACGGACCCGGTCCCCTCGCAAGCCGGGCAAACCTTCGTCGCCGGATACGCGGAGTCGGCGTCCTTCGGGTCGGCCTGCGCGTCGTGGTAGACGACCTCTTGGTTGATGTTCGCGATGTCGGCGTGGCTTTGCTGAGTGTCGGGGATGAGCGGCTCTAGGTCGATGCCCTTCGCAATCTCCAGTTCGCCTCCGTAGACCTTCGCAATCTCGACGAGAGCCGTCGGGTTGGCCGGTCGGTCAACAAGTGACACTTCGACAATCTGGCCGCCAACAATGCGACCGTTGGGAGCGTCGTCGCTCTTGATGATGCGCGCGCCCTTGATGCCGATGGAGTATCCCTTGAGGACGCCCTTCTCGACCTTCTTCTTCGTGTTGTCGTCGACGACCTCAGACTTGAGCATCCAGTCGTTGCCGTTGGCCGACAGTTCGAGACCGATGCCAGCCGCGACGGACTGATGCATCTCCCGGACGTTGGCGCCGGTGGCCATCCACTGAGGCATCGCGGTCTTGAGCCAGTCAGCGTCGCAGATTTGGCGGTCGAGGTCGAGGTCGGGACCGGTGGCTTTACCGTAGACGAACATCGAGCCATCGGGTCCGCTCTTGTAGGTCAGGTCGCCAAAGCCGACGTGAGTGATTTCGTCCATTGAGAGTTCTCCTCCGTGATTGTCTACGAGACTACCGCCGCGACGGTGCAACGGCAATTAGGGTGATCCGGTGGCACCGGGTCGGAGAGGTCGTGAGCGCCCTCCAGAGCCGCGCACTCGGGACAAGCGGTGTCGTAGGCAATCCACTCAAACTGTTTAGTTCCAGCGGCCGCGTACTGGTCGACGCTCGCGAGGTTGTAGGCGCGGTTCGTCTCAGTGATGGCGATGGTCATGGAGCGGACCGGGTCCGCGATGATGGCATTGACACTGGCCGCGATGGTGCGCGCGGGGAAGCCCTGAGAGACACCGGAGGCGATGGAGTTGCCGATACGGTCGACCGACGTCTTGCCTATACCGTCGAGCGTTATGTCCAGCGAGTCGAGGTTGGCTCGGAGCATCCCGTCCGCGAGGTTGGTGGCGGCCATCGGATGACCGGGAGTCCATGAGGACCAGTCGACAGTCTTGACCGCGGCGCGCGCCAGTCCGTATGAGAGTTTCGCTCCGGCTCCCATCTCCTTCACCGCGTTGACCGTCCCGACGTATCCGGCGTCCATCGACATCTCGGCGATGACGGAGGCGAGTGGCTTGTTGTTGTAGGTGATAAAGCGAGCGACGATAGAGGCTATGTCGTCTCCAGCCGCCTTCTCGCCGATGACTTTCTCGACTGCGGCGATGGCCTCGTCGATGCCGGAGAACGACTCCGCGAGCGCCTTCGTGATCCGAGGAGCGTAGTGGTTCTCTATCGCTCGCTTTTGAGTGATGCCGGGGAGGTCGTCCGCGCTCCGCTTAGTAATCGAAGCGCCGGATACTTTTGGGGTATCACCAGACGAGACCGTCTTCTCCTCGTGTCCAGCGATGCCCTTGACCCATGAGTAGCCAGCGTCACCGCCCCACGCGTCCCATGCGACTCGACCCGGAGACGGATACCCGTCCTCACCAGCGGAGAAACCAGTCGCATCCTTGTCGACGGCGTGGCGGTCAAAGTACGCCTTCATACGACGGACGGTCGCCATCGAGACACCGGCTCCGCGAGCGAGGTCCGACGCGCGCTTACGACCGACGTCGGTGAAACCCGAGCCGGCCCTGCCGTCAGCGATCCAGTCGAGAGCGCGCTGAGCCGCGGCCTGAACTCCCTTCGGTGGCGTGTACGTCTCTCCCTTGACCGTGGCTTGAACGTCCTGATTGAAGCACCAAGCGTCCTCCTCGTTGATGGTCGTGAACTGGAAGTCCCGATAGACCGCGCCCTTGCGGAGTCGCGTCGAGACGTACTTGCCGAACGCTCGGAGTTCGTCGGCCACGATGGACTTCTGCGCTACCGGAGGTGTCGACGCCCCGCCTTGAGACTCGACGACCTGCCCTTTGCTTTCTTTGCCTTGTGAGCCTTCTTCGGTGACGTTGGAACTGTCACTACCGGGCCGACTAACCACTTCATTCTCTTGTCCCTTCATCCCGATCGTCTCGCCGGTGGAGTCCTGCTCTAGTAGTCCGTTCAGGAACTGGATTGTCTGACCGGCGACGATGAACGGTTCGTCCGCTTCCGGGATGTCGTAAAGCGGCATGTTGAGTTCACCGCGAACGTCGTTGATTGTCATCTGACCGGACTGGAGTGACACTTGGAACGCCTGCGCGCGTCCGATCATGGTCGCGACGTTTGAGTCGTCGTCGTCGAACGAGAACGTGATGTTCTTGTCCGCGCCAAGGAACCGGCGGCTGAGGGTGTTGATGGTCTCGATGAGGAACGACTCCAGAGGCTTCTGCGAGGTCGTGAGAGCCGCTTGAGCCTGCCCGTCGTGTTCGCCCTTGCCACCGAGCCCGGAGCGCGGGACTATACCCATCGCGGCCGGAGCGACGCCGAAGACCGTACAGATACGGAGGATGATGTATTCGTCGTACTCGTTCTTATACCGCTCGTCGATGGTCGGAGCGAAGACGGGCTTGAAGCCGCGAGGGAGAACCTTCATCCGGTGGCGCTCGGCCGTCGACCCGACCAGTCGGTCGTTGAAGACGCGCTCGAAGGCGGCGAGGTGCGTCGGGTCCATCTCGTCGGAGTCGGTCTCAAAGAACGCCATCGGAGTTGCGCCGTCGCGGTACTCGGCCTTCATCCACTGTTGGCGGTCGAGGTAGAGGGTAGCCGCAGGGACGCACTCCTCGACTGCGGAGTACCCGTAAGGAGACCACGTTCGGCGATTGCGGACGAAGTAGGCCAGTTGGTCGCGTAGGTACTCGTCACTCTTACCCGGGGCCGTGAAGAACTCGCCGTCGCTGTTTGGCGTGTATTGGAACTCTCCGCGCGGGAAGCCCCAGAGGACCTGCTGAAAGGCTGGCGAAGGAGGTTCAGGAATGGCGCCTCGGTTGTCGAGTAGGACTTTTATTGTCGGCGCGTCGACAATCTCGAAGCCGAGGACCTTCCGTCCGAGGTTGTAGCGAGGGTAGACCGGCGTCCCATCGAATACGAAGTGAGTCCAGAGGAACTCCGTCATCCACTCAGTAAAGGAGCGGCCTAACTGCGGGTACGGGTTCTCCCAGAACTTCCGGAGGTCGTCGATGGCTTCGGAGTAGCGATCGCGCGCGATGCGAGCGGCCTTCGCGTGCGAGCAGTTCTGCTCCGCCATGATGGAGGCGATAGTGGCGTCCTCGATTTGGAACGACCATTCCATCTTCGTAATCTCCGCAATCTTGATTTCGATGGCGCGGTGGATGATGTCAATCTGGTCGGCCATCGAGCGGAGGACGGTCCACGGAGTCGACCGCTGGTTGAGGTCGAGGTTCCACGCGACCGGATACTCCCAGATACGAGGGAGAGCGCGACCGGAGTCGTCGTAGACGGGGTCGAGTGGAGCCGGGAGGAAAGGAGCCGAGGGACCGAGTTGCGCACCGAACGACGTCGCCGGCCGTGGCAGAGGGTTCGCTTGCATCCCGGGAGTCTGGAGGAGTCCCTGACCACCGCTCGCCGTCATCTGAGAAGGCATCGCGGCTGACGCCGTCGCGTATCCAGAGCCGCCGTATGGCGTCGACGACATCGCGTTCGTCGCCTTTGACAACCCCTCGACGATCCGCTCTACAAGCGCGTCGTCCTTCTTCTTGCGGCTGAATAGTGCCATCGCGCTCCTAGTGGTCTCGGCTCATTGTAGTTCTCGTCCACAACCTGAGCAACGAGTAGCGTCGGCCGCGTTCGGTAGGTCGCACCCGGGACACCTCGGAGCGATGGATGCGAAGAACCGGTCGGCACTCCCCTCGGCTCCGATGTTGAGCGAGGTGATGCCGTGGACGAGCGCGTCGAGTCGGTCGGGAGAGAAGTCGGACTCACCGGCGACCCACGTCGTCATCTGAGTCTCCAGTTCGGGGAAGATGCCGTGATGACTGACGCGACCCTGCTCATACAACGCCGAGATTGGCTCAGCGCGGAGAACCTTCCCGCGACGCGCGACGACTCCGCGGTATGGGACGGTCGGTCGTATCTGCTTGATGATGGTCTCGATCATGTCGCCGCCCATGTTGGTCTCTCCCACGATGCGCGACGCTTGGAACTCGTCGAATGCTTCGATGGCGCGTCGAGCCCATCCTGCCGGGGAGAGTCGACAAGTCCTATCGGCGAGGACGTAGGCCCGTCCGTCGATGCCACGGCCGACGACCACAATCCCAGTCTCGTCACTGTTCTCGTTTGACGTAGCCGCGGGGTCGATGGCGACTACGACCCGTACCATGTCCGGTACGTCTTTCACTCGACACTCCTCGACCATCCGCAGGGACCAGAGGCTCCCGGGTACGTCGTCGAGGACCTCCGCATACAGTTCCTGTCGGCCGAGGCGCGTCCCCTCGTATCGGTTCCGCAGTTGCGCCAGAGCCGCCGGTGCGAGGTTTGCCTCGTTGTCGAACGTCGACCCTCGCACTACGCGGACGGAGCCGTCGTCTCGACCTATGAGGTCCTTGATGATGCGCGTCGGCCGCGGCGTCGTCGTGATGATCGTCTGAGGATTAGTCCCGAGTCGGAGAGTGAACTGGAGTTGGTCATACGTCTCGGGATACCGCCAAGCGGCCAGTTCGTCGCACCAACTCCCGTGGAACTGCGGACCGCGCAGTCGGTCGGGTTCGTCGGCCGAGAACAGTTTGATGAGTGAGCCGTTGGTGAGTCGCATCTCTCCCATCGACCGGTTGTAGTGCTTGAGAGCGCCGTAGCGGTCGAGGACGACCTTGAGTCCAGACTCTCCCTCCGCGCAGGTGTCACGGACGTCTCCGAAGGTCGCGGCGACGACGGCCCAGCGCGTCCCCGGGTGCTTGATGGCCTGCCACGCGACCCACTCGGCGGCGGTGCGCGTCTTACCGGCGCCACGACCGGCGAGGTAGAGCCAGACGCTCCAGTCGTCAGTCGGTGTAGGTAATTGCTCCGGTCTCGCCTTCTGGTCCTCCCAGAACACTCGGCTCGCCGCTATCTGCTTCAAGGAGGAGTCGGAGTCGTTGGACCTCTCCCTCGATGGTTCCTGCGTCATAGACGACCGCCTCCATTTGGACCCTTGCGGGTGCGTATAGTCCGAGGTAGCGCGCTCGATGCTCCATTATCCGAAGCACTCGGTCAGTCGCCGGCCCGTCTCCAGCGATCGCCTTTGACCAGTGAGCGAGTTGGAGCCGGTCGAGCCGGTCGAGTTCTGCGGCTCGCACCTCCTCGCTCCCTGCTTCCATGAGCGTCCGCTTCAGCGCGCGCTGATACGCGGCGGCCGCTCCGGACGGGTGCGCGTATCCCAACTGGCGCGCAATCGCGTCGTAGGTCGCACCGCCACGGCGCAACTCCAGCGCGGCTCGCTCCTTGTCGACGACCTCGGGGTCCGGGTGATTTACACTGGCCATACTTACAGAGTAGAGGGAGTGGAGCGTTGGGGTCGGAATCGCACCGCCTCGGCCGCTCGGATGAGCGGAATGCTTCTCATTACATCACCAACGCAGGACAAGTCTACCGTTTCTCGCCGCGGTACATAGACGCACCGGCCTCGGCAATCGCGGAGTAGGGGAGGACGGGGATGGTGAGCCGCTCGCGGACGGACGGGTCGAGTAGGTAGATGTACCGCAGTTGGAAGCCCGGGAGCGCCTCGGCTCCGATGCTCTTGAGGAAGACGCCGGAGGACTCCGAGCCGGTCTTGCCGTAGCGCGCCTTTACGCTCCCTCCCTTCGCGTTCGGACTAAAGCCGGGCTCTAGGACAATCTTGGCGATCACCTCTCCGTCGGGCATCCGGTACATCGACGAGTTCTTCTTGATTTGAGTCAGCAGGAAACCGGCCGCGCGGTAGATGGTCCCGTCCCCGCATTGAGTCGCGTCGGCGTATGAAACGACCCATTTGACCTGAGGCGCGTGTTTCTTGAGCAGTCGCATCGAGACGGCGATGGCGCGGCTCTCCGCGTTCTTTGGTAGCGCGTCCGAGAACGCGAGACGGTTCAGTTCCAGAAACTCATTCCATCCGGCTCCCTCGACGAACCGCTGAGTCTTGGACTTGTCAATGGACGGGCCGAACTGGAGGACTCCCTCAAGATGGCCCTCCCAGAAGACTCCGAGGTGGAGTTGGCTCCTCGGGTCGACCTTGCCGGAGTAGTGGTGCTTCCGTACAAACGCGCGCGCGTCCGACGCCGCGATCGGTTTGACGATGAGATCCTTAACCGAGGCCACGGATGAAGTCCTGAGCGATGAAGGCGAGCGCGTTGCCGTTCGAGTTCTTGTTGCCGGTGTCGAGGTCGAAGCCGTTGAGGTGCTTGCATCGAGCGAGCGCCTCCTTGACCGTCTCAGACTGGTCGAGAGTCATCGTGAACGTCATCTGCGTTATGTCGCTCCGGTCTCCATCCGGGAGCGCGCCGAAGGCATCCTCCTCGGACAGTACGGTCGTCAGCAGTTCGTCGAGGTCGTCTCCGTCGTATCCAGTCCCTTTGAGGTGACTCTCCGTCGAGGCGAGGTCGCGCAGTAGGTCGGCGAGCGCGTGGTCGTTGTAGGTCGCGAGGTCGTTCGCTCGATTGTCGACGAGCAGGATGCGGAGAGCGCGATCATCGTCGACGTCGAGTTCTGTCGTCTCGATGCGCGTCCATCCGAGCGCCTTAGCCGCTTTCCAAGTGTGGTTACCGGCGAGTATGTATCCCGTCGACTTCTGGACGACTATCGGTCGATACTGACCATGAGCCCGGAGACTCTCCGAGATGGCGCCGACGTCGCCTTGCCGGACGTTCTGCGGGTGAGGTTTGACGTCGTCAATCGGCGTGTTGGAAATCGTGAGGGACATCGGTCCTCCTAGTAGACGATGACCTCATCCTAACGCGAGGCCAAGCGACGCTTGATAATGCGCTCGGGTAGGACGTGGCGGAAGGCGGCGCGGTTTGCCGACCCTCCGAAGACGCAGACGGACTCGACCTCGTCGCCGTGGACCCGGGCAGAGATGAAGACATACGAGCCGCGTAGGTCTTTGACCTTCACCGGGTGTCCCCTCTCCATCCCGAGAAACGTCTCGACAGTCTCGACGAGGATGGCCGGAGCGTATGGTCGGCGAGGTTTCACGTCACGACCGCCAAATGCTCGCAGTCGGGGACGTAAGGATGGCACCGGCGGCTCTTGGTCGCAGAGTGGACGAGTGGTAGGTGAGGCCACAACGTCGGAGGACGATGCACCGGCTCGGAGCAGATGTCGCAAGTCAGAGGTCGCGACCCTTTACAAACCACCAGACGATCGCGGCCGTCGTGAGGACGACCAGTTCTCCGAGCATCAGTTTTAGACAGGTGTTTCTCATAGTTTCTCCTTCGCAGAAATGGACTAGTTAAGTTCGCACTTTTGGCAACTCATAGTATTTGCCGGTCAGACGGTGTCGTATCTGCCGGTCATAGTTTCTCTCCGCAGGTAGGACAGTAGTTCACGTCTCGGA